CCGCTTACTTCTCCACGGTGGACGTCATCCACGCGGTGAAGTGCAATTGGGACGTGACGTTCGACGCCATCTACGCCAAGCAGAACGCGGGGGTCTATCTGGATGTCCCGCTCGTCTCGCTCGGCGGGGGTCGCCTGGACATCGAGCAGGACGCTGCCATCATGGTCCCGCTTCAGGCAGCCGCGGCGGAGTCCCCGTTCGGTCACACTGCACTGGTTGGCTGGTTCGATTACCTGCCGAACGCTGCGATGCCCGATCTGGATTGCTAAGCCCCGCCAACGGTGCTAGGGTCGGGGGCGGGGGTTCAGTCGGACTCCCGCCCCTTTTCGTAAGAGGAAGATAACATGAGCCTTCGTAAGACATTCAAGACCGACAAGAACGCTGAGATCGAAGGCGTTGAGATCGAGGTCGGCATCAATGACCACAACCAGCTTCCGATCACCATCCGCATCGCTCGCATGTCGGCGTCGAACAAGCGCTACACGAAGGAGCTGAACCGCGTCACCAAGCCTCACCAGTCCGCCATCCAGAACGATGCGATGGACAACGAGCTGGCGCGCAAGATGCTCCAGGAAGTGTTCGCCGACACGATCCTGCTCGAGTGGGGCAACCTGCCGAAGTCGGAGCTGACCGGCAACGAAGAGGACACCGAGCTCCTCGAGTTCACGCGCGAGAACGTCCTTGCGCTGTTCAAGGAGCTTCCCGATATGTATGACGACTGGGAAGCGCGCGCCAACAAGGCGGCCGCGTTCCGCGAGAAGGAGCGGGAGGTCGCTGCAAAAAACTAACAGCCGTTCTGATCTATCAGCACGAGTTCCCTCCCGAGACCGAAAAGAAGTTTCGGGAGGAATCTCGGCGGTTCAAGGAGCCGCTACCGGAGCGCATCAAGAACAAGCCTAATCTGTTCTTTGGGTTGGCCCTGTTCTATAATGCCTGGTATGACCTAGATTCGGAACGGGACCGGCCCAAACGCATCACGCGGGGCATGTGCTTTTCCTACGCGGTCGACTACGACCTGGATGAGGAGCAGACGGAGGATCTTTGGTATCATATCTCACGGATGGATATCGAGTTCCTAGAGTGGTGGAAGAAGAAGCAACCTAAGGCCCGCGCACCTAAAGGAGCAAACGGTGGGACGAGATCTAAGGGACCTAGCTAAGTCGATGCGCGCACGCGCTGAGGGTCTCGACAATCTCGCCTCCGACATTGCCAAGGCGGGCGTTGAAGCTATGCTGGTAGAGATGGTGGACGTCACTCCTGTTGACGAATCCACCGCTCTATCCAACTGGCAAGTTAACCTCGGAAATCGTGCAGCTGACGAGCTCCCGGCCTATGTGCTTGGCGAGCACGGAAGCACGCGCGCCGCGAGCGCTAATCAAACGCTTGCGGAGGGCCGTGCAGAGCTGCAATACAAAAAGCCGGGGCAGCCCATCTTCCTATCAAACCTTACCCCCTATATCGGGGATCTGGACGATGGGTCGAGTAGGCAGTTCCCGGGCGGGTTCGTTCCGCGGGCGTTGATCATCTTCCGACTAGCTGTTCAAGAAGCTAAGCGGAAGCTGCTAAGGTAGATCGGATGGCAGAAGAACGGATTGACATTGAGGTCACCGACAAGGTAGACGCCAATGCCGCCAAGAAGATTAACCAGATTGCAGACGCTGCGGAACGCGGTGCCAACTACGTTGACAAGCTGAAGTCCGCGCTTGCTAACGTCAACACGAGCGGCACCGACCGCCTTGTGTCAGCTATGGCGCGCGCCGACAGCGCTGCCGCCCGCTTGCTGAACGCACAGGTGCGCCTCACCATGTCGCAGGACCAAGGCGCTATCGCAGCGGCCAAGCTCGCGACGCAGGAACAGAAGCTCGCTACCGAGACGGCCCGCACAAGCGCGGCACAGGCGCGAGCCGCGGCAGCTACCGCACAGGCGGAGGCAGCGACCGCACGCCTTGCAGCGGCCCAGCAGCGCACCACACAGGCGACCATCGCTGCTGGCACGGGTTACGCCTCGCTAGACCGCTACCTCGGGCAAGCGGGTAACACCGCCAACCGGACGCGCGCGAACATGGCGAACCTTGCTGCGCAGTTCCAGGACATCGGCGTCTCACTTGCCGGCGGCCAGAATCCCCTGCTCGTGTTCATCCAGCAGGGTTCGCAGATCAGCTACATCGCTTCTCAGATGGAAGGCGGTTGGAAGGGGCTGGCATCAGCGGCCACCGGCTGGGTTGTGGTCAGCAAGACCGTCGCCACCGCTGCAACTCAGGAAGCTGCCGCGAACCTCGCCGCTGCTACCTCCGCGCAGACCCTTGCCGCTGCTGAAGCACAGAAGGCGACCATCCAGGCGAACGTCGTTATCGCGCAGCAGGCGCTTACCCTTGCCACCGCCGAGGTTGCGGCAGCTGAAGCACTTGCGGCAACCGCTGCGACGGAACTTAGCCTAGCGACTATTGGCCTGTCGGTCAACCAGACGCTTGCCGCTGCGGCCGCTGAGGGTGACACCGCTGCGCAGAACATGCTTGCGGCAGCGCTCGCTCGTGTGGATGCTGCTCAGGCGGGTGCCACCCTTGCGGCTGCGAACACCGCTGCGGCCAATCTTGCTCAGGCTGAAGCTGCGACCGCGCTTGCGGGTGCGCAGAACGCTGTTGCGACCAGTGCAGCGGGGACGACCCGTGCCTTCAGCGGACTGGCAGTCGGTGCAGCATCACTTCTGGCTATCCTTGGCACCTTCTACGCCATCTACAAGTCGACCTCGGACGAGATCCGGGAGCGTGGCGATCCCGCGATGAAGGCGTATGCGCAGACCCTCGGTTTGACCGATAAGGAACTGCGCAAGCTGAACGGGTCCACGGTGGACGCAAACGGCAAGCTGAAGGAGCACGACCAGCTTGTCATCACGGCTGGTGATAGCTGGAACGGATTCATTGCCACCGTGAAGAAGGGTCTCGAGGGCATGGTCGAGGGCTGGGGCCCGCTGAACGATTACTTCAGCACCGCTTGGTCCGCCACGGTTAACTTCCTCTACAATGCGTTCCTGGGCTTCTATGCAGCGGTCCTGACGCTTATCGAGCTGCTGGCAAAGACCTTTGTCAATGTGTTCAAGATTGCAGCGAACCTCGTCATTGGTATCGTTAACGGCATTACGATGGCAATCGAGTGGGCAGTCAACAAGGCCATCTCCGGCATCAACCTGCTGGCTGACGGAGCGAACGCTGTGCTCGACAAGATCGGGTTCGGCGAACTCATTCCGAAGCTGGACGAGGTTCGACTGGGCGTCGATGGTATCACGCAGAGCATGTTCCAGCTTGAGAGCATCGATATCGGTGCTACCTTTGCGTCGCGGGTCCAGGAGGCCAACAATACGATCCAGGGCTTCAAGCAGGCTTGGGATGAGGCAGCGAACGCGGCGGCCCGTGCGCGCATTGCAGCACTGGCAGCGACCATCATTGAGAACCGCAATCCGACCAAGGGCCCGAAGGCGAAGGTTGACCACACCGCCGAGCGCCGTGCGCTTGCTATTGGTCTGGTGAACCTGAAGCTGGACGACGAACTGGCTCGCATGAAGCTGCTCAAGGACGCCCGTGAGGTCCAGCAGCGTATGGACACAATCGAGCAGGAACTGGCTCGCAAGAAGATCACGCTGAACGATGCGGAGCGCGCGTCCATCCTTGCCAAGGTGCAGGCCATTCAGGACTATAAGTATGTCCAGCAGGAAGCCGACCGCATCATGGAGGAGGTCAACGGTCCCGCGCGCACCTATGCGGCAACGCAGCAGGCGCTGAACGAACTGCTCGCGCAGGGCGCAATCAGCCAGGAGAACTTCGCCAAGCAGACCGTGCTGGCGGACCGTGCGTTCCAGGCAACCAACGACCCGCTGATGCAGATGAAGGAGTCGCTCGACGCGTCCATGGTGGCGTCGAAGGCATACGGCGTCGAGCTGGAGCGGGTGAACTACTACGAACAGATCCGGCAGGCGTTCCTTGCTAAGGGCGTCGTGTTGAGTCAGCAGTATGTGGCAGGCCAGAACGCGGAGGTCGACGCCCTCATTCGGAAGAACGACCAGCTTCGCCAGCAACAGTTTATCCAGAGCCAGCTGAGTGCTGTGGTCAACCCCATCATGAATCAGCAGATGGAGATCGACGCACAGGCTTCGGTCTACGCTGAGCTTGACCGCTTGCGGCAGGACGACCTCATCAAGGAGGACGCCTATCAGCAGGCCAAGGCAGCGCTTTGGGTCAAGTATAACGAAGCGAAGCTCCAGGCAAGCTCGGACTTCTTTGGCGCCCTTGCGGACGTCACGAAGAAGGGGACCGGGGTCGTTGGCGCTATCTCCAAGGCGGCAGCGGTTGCGGAAGCGACGATCCAGGGCTACCTCGCAGTCCAGAAGGCGCTGGCGTCCATGCCCCCGCCCTTCAACTACGTCGCAGCGGCAGCGGTTGCCATCAAGACGGGTGCAAACGTGGCGGGCATCCTGTCCACGAATGCGGGTTCGTTCGCAACCGGCGGTCAGTTCATGGTCGAGGGTAAGAGCGGGGTCGACGCCAACAACATCAACATGAACGTCACGCGCGGTGAGCGTGTCACGGTCGAGACCCCTGCCCAGCAGCGTGCAAACGATCAGGGTGGCAATGGGTCCGGTGAAACCCCGATGGCGAACGTAAAAATTCTTAATAGCATGGACCCGCGAATTGCGCTAGACGCTGTGGACACTGCCGAGGGTGAGCAGCTGATTGTCAACATCATCACGCGGAACGCTCCGGCGGTCAAGCGTGTGCTGGGATAAACGATATGGCCTTTGAAACTGGAACCGTTACCGACTACAGGGATCTGATGGACAAGCTCCATACGTTCCTTCTGGCCGAGGGTTGGACCATCAATGACTTCAACCTTGCTGGCACGCTCACGGGTGTGTCGAACCTCAACGTAACGGGTCCGGGTATCGTGGGCGGGCAGAAGCCAAACGTATCCATCCAAACGGCAGCCAATAGCGGTGCCAACGCCTACGCTTGGAAGGTGTGCTGCCACCAGACCTATGTGTCGGGACGGGCGTTCGGAACGCAACCGAACAACAGCCCCATCCATTACTTCCTGCTCTGGCCGAATGCGATGACGTATTGGTTCTACGTCAATGACCGCCGCCTTGTTGTCGTGGCGAAGATTGGCGTCTACTATATGTCGATGTATGCAGGGTTCTTCCTGCCCTACGCGCTGCCAGACGAGTATCCGTATCCCTACTTCGTCGGCGCAACGACCAATCAGCTTCTGGTCTATAACCAGCCTGACGCGGGTCTGCGCACCTTCTGCGACCCCGGTCCAGGTGCAGCGTCCTACATGGCGCGTCAGACGCTGGGCTGGGAATCCATTCAGAATGCCAACTTCGCTGCAAACGTCGTTGACAGCTACAGCGGCGCGGGGAACGAAGGGGCGGTAGTGTGGCCGTTCCGTAACCTCCAGGTTGAAGATGACTTCCAAGCGTCGCGCGACGTTGCATGGTCCTTCTTTCGTCTTATGCGCCCGCTGCTGAACGGGGTCATGCCAATGTTCCAGCTCCACATCCTTGACGGAGCAAACGAAACGCTGGCGGGCGTGCTTGACGGGGTCTTCATCACCGGCGGGTTCAACCGCGTTCCTGAACAGATCGTTGAGGTGGATACGCAGGACTACCGCCTCTTTATCAACGTCAACCGTAACACGCCGAAGCACTACTTCGCGGTGGAGGAAGCATAATGATCGTTCTGAACACCTCCGCGGCGGACTTCGTTGCGATGCTTGTCGCGGTGAGGGATTTCCTGGCTGGCAACGGATGGACTGTGGTCACTGACGGGACTGCCGGTGGCTCTCTTGTGGTGGAGAACGCCAACGGGCATAAGTATCGTCTGACACGCACTACGCAAGCGCGGACCGACTTCTATACGGGTGCCTTTACCGATACACTTCTCAACATCGCTTGGGACCGTGGCAACACTGGTGGCTCGGCTGGCACTTATTCGACGGTGACCACAACGAACGATATGACTGGTCCATTCCCGAACATCTGGCTGTTCACTGACGAAGCTGCGACGTTCTGCTACATCGTTGCGCAGACCGCTCCGGTGCGCTACAGCCACACGGGCTTCGGTGAACTGGATCCGAAGGGGTTGCACGAAAGTCGTATCGATTTCGCAGCGGGTCTCTACTGGTATTACTGGAGCAACTCAGCTCAGTATGCGGATAACAATGGTGAAGGCAATCCCTTCAACTATCTGCCCAACGGAAACCATCGGATTGATTACACCGACGGAGCTGCATGGATTGGCATCCCTGACGGGTTGCTGGATCCCGGATTGTTCTTCACTGACGGCCCGACCATGTCGCAACCATGGCGCTTGTGTGATCGGGAGTATTTGAAGTCGACTGGTGTCAACAACACCGCCTATTGGGCGGACTACTTCTGCAACGTGACAAACAAGCCGTTCGCAGGAGGTATCATTCTGACTCCGCTCCCTGTCGCTGCCAACCCTGCCTCACAGGACGTTATGTCGATCGTGGGTGAGTATCCACAGATGGCGCTGGTCAATATGCAGGGCCTGTCCCCTGGCCAGACGCTTACCCTTGCGGACGATGAATGGCTTGTGTTCCCGTGGAAGCAATTCGGCACCGCTGAAGCGATGAAGTATGGGTCCAACCCGTTGCCCCAGCCCAACAGCTGGCGCTATGGCTTCGCGTATAGGTCTAACTGATGGCGACACAAATCCTCCCAGGCACCCTTTGGGGTGCGTTCCCGGGCGGTGTCACCGAACCTGTCCCCGACGGTTACACTGACGGCACCACTGTCACCATTGCTGCCGCACCAGCGGGGCCGCTACAGGGGGTTGCGGGTGCGGTCGCTACCCCTGCCGCTACCGCGCTGGCCAACGCCCCCAGCGCTCCCCCGCTGCGCAATTTCATGGATCACTTTTACTTCCGCATCTGGGTGATCCCGCATATCTTTGACGCGCAGAATCCCCAGCGCAATACCCCGATCCCGTTCAGCATTTGGAACAGCTACCTCGAGTCCAACGAGCTCGAAGCAATCACCAGCGAGAACGCATTGGGGCTTGAGCTCGACTTCGCTGCGGGCGACATCCTGGCAGCGTTGGAAATCAGGGACGTCAACATTACGATCACGGACGAGGCGCCTTACTCAATTGACGCCTTGTTCCACTTTGACTTCGTGTTCGGCGGGTCAACGCTCCGCTTCCTTGCGTCGCTGGCGGACATTCTTCCGATTGATGCCAACACCGGCATCCAAGAGAAGTTCGATTGGTTGACGGACATCCTGGACAACTATAACGGCACCGAGCAGCGCATCGCTCTTCGCCCGCGTCCCCGTCGCACGTTCACCATGAGCCTCACCCTCCTGGACGACGCGGACCGCAAGGCACTCTATGATAAGATCTACAAGACGATCGCTCTGTCCATTATCGTTCCCGCCTACCAGTATCAGTCCCAGCTGAAGCAAGACACGGTCATCGGGGACAACAAAATCTATTGCAACCCCGTGCGAGCGGACCTTCGCGCAGGTGAGTCGGTCATTCTGGTCGACAAGGACGGGCTGTTCTTCTATTACAGGATTGAGACCGTCAACGAAGACCATGTGGTTATCAGCACCGCATTCGCCCAGGTAATCAAGAAGCGCACGACGCGGGTCGTCGGCGGGTTCACCGGACGCCTCCCTGACCGTAGTTCGTTGTCGATGCAGTCACGTAGTGGGCAGTCCACCTTGTCCGTCACGATGGTTGACAGTCGAGACCAGATTGCCTATCCTGATTATCCGAACACCGTTACGCTTCCAATGATGGGCGACTTCCCCATGCTGCTCCGTAACCCGCTTGCGGACGGAGACGCGCCTGAGTCGTTTGAAGCGGGTTTGGAGGTCATTGACAATCAGACAGGCAAACCTGCTCAATACACCGCATGGGACCAGCGCTATGTCAGCGGCGAGCGGAACTACCTGATCAACTGGCTGTTCAACAAGGACGAGATGCAGTTCTGGCGGGTGTTCCTTGACTACTGCCGTGGGCAACAGCGCCAGTTCTACACCCCGACTTATCGTCAGGACCTTGTGCCGGTTGAGGGTTACGAACTGCTCCCCGGTCAGATCGAGGTTGTGGGCAACGAATACGCTGCACTTTACTTCGCGTCCCCGACCTATAAGCACATCGAGATTGAGTCCACAGCGGGAACCTTCCAGGTTGAGATCAGCTCGGTTGAGAACAACGGCTCGTCGACTGTCCTCCACTTTGCGACGCCAATTGATGGCGCATTGACAGGGGCCACCGTGTCGCGTATTAGCTATCTTCTCTTGTGTCGCTTGGGAACCGATAGCGTGCTGTTCACGCATAACGATACCTACTCGACCGTCCAGCTAACACTGAGGACGATTAAGGAATGAGCGACTTCGATGACCTGGAGCAGAGCGTTGCATCTTCTGCGCCGGTCGAGGGTTACAAGTTCATCGGTTCCTTCAAGACATACCTCTACACCTCCGCCGACAAGTCGCAGGTGATCAACGGGGAGACCTACCTTCCGATCGCTGTCAAGCGGTCCAACATCAAGGCAGGCACGCAGGAAGACGATAACCTCACCCTCGACCTGGACCTCCCGTTCGATATCGACGTCATTCGGGACTACGCTTACTCGCAGACCCCTCCGAAGCTGACGCTGGAAGTCTACCGCCAGCAGTCCGACAACTCGTTGGCATGGTCGCTCTTCTGGACTGGGCTGGTCCGCGGCTTCAACGTGTCGGGGCGCACTGCTAAGGTTCAGGTGCCAAGCATCTTCTCCCTTGCACTGCAAGGCGAGATCCCGAACGTCTACTTCCAGACGCCCTGCAATCACGTCCTCTATAACGCGCGCTGTGGCGTGCTGCGATCCGACCATCGTTACGTCGCTGAGATCCAGGCGGTAGCGAAGACGGATATCACACTGACGACCGAGCCCGCGACAGCGCATATCCTGTCCGCTGGTGAGATCGTTAACACCCGCAACGGTGAGCGCAGGCTCATTCTGGATAATGAAGGGAGCGCGGTGAAGATCGGCTATCCCTTTGTCGACCTGCAACCGGGGGACAGCGTTGAGCTCGTGAAGGGATGTGACCACAGCATCTCCGCCTGCAAGGCCAAGTTCGACAACGTAATCAACTTCGGAGGGTTCCCCTACATCCCGTCCGACAATCCATTCAGCGGGAGCGTTGGCTAATGTGGTTCCTCGTTGTCCTGTTTGTCGGTGCGCTGGTCGCGTCGCTACTGCTGACCCCGAAGCCCAAGTTCGAGAACGCACGCGCGAGCGGGCTTAACGACCTTCAGTATCCGCGGGCGCAGGAAGGCGCACCCGTGCCGCTTATCCTTGGGCGGGTCAAGATGCCCGGTCCGAATACGACATGGGTAGGCGACTTCAAAGCAATCGCTATCAAGAAGAAGCAGAAGACGGGTCTGTTCTCCTCCAAGAAAGTGATTGTCGGATATACCTATTACATTGGCCTTGACCTTGCGCTGGCGCTTGGGCGTTGCACGCTGCACAAGATCGTCAACGACAAAACGACCATCTGGGAGGGCACCGCGTCAGCGGACGAGAACACCCTCGCTATCAACTTGCCGAACCTGTTCGGTGGCAAGGAGAAGGGTGGCGGTCTGATTGGAACGATGCGCTACTATCCAGGCAGCACGACGCAGGGGAAGAACGCATACCTCGCGGGCAAGATTGGAGACGCGGACACCCCCGCCTATCGTGGGTTCGCGCACCTTGTTCTCGAGGGTATGAACATCGGTGAGAGCAACCAGCTCCGCTCCATGTGGATGGAGATGTCGCAATACACGAACGGGCTTGCGCTCGCGGGTGGCATCCAGCAGGTCGGTGACGACATGAATCCCATGGAGACGCTTTACCAGGCGTTCACCTTGGACTGGGGCGGGCTGGATGTGTCCCCTGACCTGCTCGACCTTCAGAGCTTGCGTGACTGCGCCCAGACCCTGTTCGACGAGGGGAACGGGATGTCAATCCTGGTGTCCAGCCCGAACAGCGGAAAGGACATCGCTAACGAAGTTCTGCGCCAAGTTGACGGCCTTATGTATCAGAACCCGGTTACGGGCAAGATGGTCATGAAGCTGATCCGCAAAGACTACGAACTGGAAGACCTGCCCATCTTCGATGAGAGCAACGTCATCGTTATCCGCAACTTCACGTCCAAGCTGTGGGAGGACACGGTCAATCAGGTGCGCGTGAAGTTCACCGATCGTGCGCAGGATTACAAGGACGGGACCGCAATGGTCCAGGACATGGCGAACATCAATGCGCAGGGGCGCGTCCGTAGCATTACGAACGCTTACCCGGGCATCATGGCGAACGAGCTGTCCGTCGACGTTGCCACCCGCGACCTGTCACAGAGCTCGGTCCCCTTGCTCGGTGCGAGCATGGAGCTCAACCGCGACGGTGCGAAGCTGCGCCCGGGTGACCCGTTCATCTGGTCGTGGGACCCCTACGGTATCGAGA